TATTTGCGCTCAAAAGACCAACATGGGAAGTAAATCCAACAAAAAAAATAACAGACTTTACTGTTGCTTTTCACAAAAATGCGCCAGACGCACTCGGTAGATTTGCCTGTATGCCAACAGATGCAGTAGATGCATTTTTTAAATCCAGAGAAAAAATTGAAAGGGCATTTAATCAAGGTAGTTTGGCTGTAGATAAATTTGGAAGACTTGAAGAATGGTTTAAACCAGACCTAGAAAAAGATTATTTTATACATGTAGACTTAGCTCAAAAGCACGATCATTGTGCGGTTGCAATGGGCCATGTAAGTAAATGGGTTGACATAAAGGTAACAGATACATACTCCCAACCAGCTCCAATTGTAAACATTGATGCGGTTAGATTTTGGACTCCGACCCCAGACAAATCAGTAGATTTTACAGAGGTAAAAGACTACATATTGTCTTTAAGAACAAGAGGGTTTAATATAAAAACTTGCACATTTGATAGATGGAACTCTCACGACATGATGCAACAATTAAAAAAATACGGTATCAATACGGAAATTCTTTCGGTATCTAAAAAACACTACGACGATATGGCAATGGTTGTTTTAGAAGAAAGATTATCTGGCCCACATATCCCGCTATTGATAGACGAATTACTTCAATTAAGAATTATGAGAGATAAGGTTGACCATCCAAGAAAAGGATCAAAGGATTTGGCGGATGCTGTATGCGGAGCAGTATATAATTCAATTAGCAGAACTAGAATGCGTAGAGACGAAGAAATAAAAATTCATGACTATGAATCTATGAGCTATGACAACGACTTTGGAGTCAGCGACGGTGAAGTAGAAAATGTATACAACATGATTAGGGCACCAAGAATGCCTGAAAGCTTAGCAAGATCAATAGAAAATATGGAGATAATATGAGCGAGTACCAAGAAAGAGCCAAGGAATGTAAGTGTTGCACAAAACACGTACCTCTTCCTACAACACTAAAAAGATATAATAAAATTATTTTATGTCCAACAACATATGATAATGTAATTGAATATAAAAGAATATGGGAGTCGTACGGTTCTAGGCCAGCTGGCAATATAAGAAAACATTTTTCTGAATATGTACAGCAAATAGTAGAGTCTGCTATTGACAACCAGCATTGATATAGTACAATTAAATTAAGGCGCCAGTAGCTTAGTTGGTTAAAGCCCCGAACTCATAATTCGGTAATCGTAGGTTCGAGTCCTACCTGTCGCACAAAGCCTTTGTAGCTCAGGGGATAGAGCAACAGGCTTCTACCCTGTGTGTCGGAGGTTCGATTCCTTCCAGGGGCACTAAATTTGCTAACACTAGCAATTTTATAGCAGAAAATGGTATACTGATATTATGAAACAATTAATTAAATCTTTACAATCATTCCAATCTAATTCTGTAGTATTTATGAATTTAGTAAAGGGGTTTTATATTAATACAGAATCTGTATTAATGAGACAGTCACAAATTGTCTACAAAGAAATGTACCTTGCTTCCGACGAGATTTTGATGGAGACATCATTATGGTTAAGAAGACTTGGAGCGGAAGCACCATATACATTAGAAGAATTTTCATATCACCAAACTCTTGGCAACGTGAAGCCAGATACATACTGTGGGGTTGAAATGGCACAGCATTTGGTTCCAATTAATCAGAAAGTCATTGAAGAGTTAAAGGTTTTATCAGAACTTGCTATGATACAAAAACAATTCTCATTACTTGAACATTTAAATTTAGCAACTAAAAAACATATGGAATGGAATTGGTTCCTAGAATCAAGCCTTAAATTACCGCCAAATCCATGGAAATCATTAAAAGACTAACTTAATACAATATGAATTTTCAAAGAGACATTGTAGCTGCAGATGAATTTGCAATACAAAATTTCCCTGGAGTAATATATCAAGTACTGCATCATGCAGCTACAGACTCGGCGAATTATGCTATAGAAAAAATGCAAGAGGCAATGATGTTTTCAAATAGAGAACACTTAAGAAAATATTGTTGTAATTTAATAAAAAAGAAAAAAAAATCTGTTGTAGTAGAATTTGGAGTTTGGTCTGGAAATTCAATTAATTATTTTGCAAGGGAGTTACCACGGGCTTCCGTGTTTGGTTTCGATTCTTTCCTAGGACTTAACGAAGATTGGTCTGGTTGGAATTTAAGTAAAGGTATGTTTAATTTAAATGGAATAAGTCCATTAGTTGAAAAAAATGTTATTATTTACAATGGCTTATACGAAGATACTATTCCAGAATTTGTTAAAAACAACAATTTTGAAAATGGAATAGATTTAATTCATATGGACTCAGACACCTATATTCCAACTATTTACGCATTAAATACTTTAAATAATTTAGTTAGAAAAGGATCAATAATTATATTTGATGAGTATTTTGGTTATCCAAATTGGAGAAATCACGAATATAAAGCGTTTCGGGAATTTGTTTTACAAAATTCAATAAACTATAGATATATAGCTTATTCAGAACACGCAGTAGCCGTAGAAATATTAAAGGCTGGCTAGATAATGAAAAAAAATACTTCAATAAATGGTCTATGTTTTGACGACATATTGCTGATTCCCCATGATTCATCTCCAATAATAAGTAGATCGCACATAGATCTTGCCACAAAAATTGGCAACCCCAATAATCCAGACGCAATATTAAGTATTACTAGCCCTATTATTTCTGCGCCAATGGAATCCATATCTTCTTATGAAATGCTTTTTGCACTTAATAAATCTGGCTCAATTGGAATGACATGCAGATCAGAAGATTTAGACATAAAGTTAAAAAAATCCTGTGATATCAACAAAAATACAATTGGGGTAACAATAACTACTGCAGATATTTATGACTGCAAAACAATAGATATGATTGTTTCTAAAGGCATTAAGATTATTTTATTAGATGTTGCAAACGGACATTTAAAATTAGCAGCAGATTCTGTATCTGATTTAAGATTAATGGTGCCATCGAGCACACACATAATGTGTGGAAATGTAGCGTCATACGGCGCATACAAAATGCTAATGGATGCTGGAGCTGATTCTGTACGTGTAGGCATAGGAGGAGGCGCAGCCTGTACTACAAGGCTTGTAACGGGCTTTGGGGCGCCAACGCTAGCCTCGATAATGAATATTTATGAACATGTAAAAAATGATTATGTAAATGGAATAGTTGCAGATGGCGGTATTAAAAATTCTGGTGACATAGTAAAGGCTTTAGGTGCTGGTGCAAGTGCTGTCATGCTAGGATCTATGCTTGCTGGGCATAACGAATGCGAATCAATAGACGGGAAATATTATCTTAGTGGATTGGCATCAAGGGAATATATACTGAAAGAAAGGGGGATAGAGGATGTAAAAAATCCTATAATAAGCTTTGAGGGGGTTACTGGTGAAGTAAATCCTAAAGGACCAGCACTAGAAGGCATATATAATATACTTAATAATATAAGAAGCGCATTTACATATTCAGGTGCGCCTAATATAAAAGAATTTCAAAATAATTTAGAGTATATAGAGGTTTCTCCATCTTCTGCTCGAGAGTCTGGTAGTAGGGTTTAGTAGTATAATAGTATTCTGCACCCCTTCATCGGGGAGTCGCAGATTTGTCGGAGGAGACAGCGACGTTAAATATCTGACACAGTCCTGAGCATGACTTTTTAAAAACTGCTCTTTATTTTAAAGGAGAAAAATGAAACATATTAGGCTGACGGAGGATATCTGGTATTATAAAAATGTAGATGAAAATATCTCTATATTGTTAAAAAAAATACAAGAACAAAAAAATTGGTTTGAATATACAAATGGTTTAAATCCAGATGGTACAGAATGCCATAGTGGAATTAAAGGCGCCGCTGTGATTGTTTGGCCAAATATGAATCATTATTATGACGTCATGGCTATATTTAAAAATGTATTTGAAGATTATGTTGAAAAAAATAAAGAAAGGCTTTCTTTAAATATTACATCGCCAATTGAGAATAATATAGATATAAATTGGATGCCAGAACGTACTTGGGTAGATCAAAAAAATATGGTTGTGCGTAAATATACAGAAGGGTCATTTATGTTTGCACATAATGATGGTGGAGTTGGTCTTGAGCCAGCCCTTACAGCACTTCTATGGTTTAACGAAGATTTTGAAGGCGGAGAACTAGAATTTCCTGATTTAAATTTAATTGTAAAGCCAGAAACGGCTTCGGTATTAATATTCCCTAGTAATTTAGAGCATGGAGTTAAAACTCTTATTTCAGGTGAAAGATTTGTAACCTCTGCATATCTATATGAAAATCCCGTGGAGTAAAACATGTTTGAATATTATGTAAAAAAAGTATCTAAAGTTGTAGACGGAGATACAATTGATGTAGATATAGATCTAGGATTTAATATATCATTTTCATCCAGAGTTAGATTGGCTGGAATAGATACCCCAGAATCTAGAACTACAGATAAAATAGAGAAAGTTCTCGGCCTAGAGTCAAAATCTTTTTTAAAGAATGCAATAGATTCTGCTAAAAGCGTTGTAATTAAAACTGAAAAGATGAACAGCTCAGAAAAATATGGAAGAATATTAGGGTGGGTATATCTTGATGGATCAGAAGTTTCAATTAATGAGCAAATGATATCTGAAGGATACGCTTGGGGTTATCTTGGAGATACCAAAGTAAAAGATTTTGACGCATTAGCAAAGGCTAGGGCAAAAGCAAAAAAGTAGTTGCAATCCTAGTCACCTAAATGGTATAATAATATGGTCACCTGCCAAATGGGGGTGACCATATTACTTGCTTAAAAGGAGAATAAAATGGTAACACAATTTGCTATGGATCTATTTAAGGATCCATTTTTTATTGGCTTCAACAGAGAGTTGGAGCGTTTCAATAGTCTTAGTAAGGTAAACAATACGGCATTCCCGCCATATGATTTGCTAAAGCTAGACGAAGATAACTATCAGTTAACGCTGGCAGTTGCTGGATTCACAAGAGAAGATCTGACTGTGTCAATTGAAGACGGAAGTCTTTGGATCACAGGTGAAATTACAGAGGTAACAGATGCAGAAATTGTCCACAAGGGAATTGCTGCACGTAAGTTCACAAGAATCTTTGAACTAAGTGAATACATGGAAGTTTCTAGTGTAGAGCTAAAGGATGGCATGTTGCATATCCGTGTAGTTAGAAATCTACCAAAAGAAAAACAACCAAAAATTCTAAAAATTAAATAACCGTGAGACCTGGGTATGTCCTAAAACTACCCACTTAACAGAAAGATTAAAATGATTATTCAAATAATTGGTCTCCCAGGTTCTGGAAAGACAGAGCTTGCAAAAGCTTTAAAAGAAAGAATTAACGCAATACACCTTAATGCAGATGAAGTCCGTGCAACAGTAAATTCTGACCTAGGCTTTAGTGCTGAAGATAGAATAGAGCAAGCAAGACGCATGGGAGAGATGGCAAGATTAATTGCCAAGCAAGGAGTAGCACCAGTAGTAGTTGACTTTGTTTGTCCTACAGAATTAACTCGTGCAGCATTTGGTAAGCCAGACATCCTTATCTTCATGGATACAATAGAAGAGGGAAGATTTGAAGATACAAATAAAATGTTTGAAAAACCAACAAAGTTTAGTTGGATGTTTATGAATCACAGGCTTGATGCAAACGAAAAAGCTTCTGTAATTATTGAAGAGTTTAAATTACACGATTGGTCAGCACCGACTACTCTTATGCTTGGTCGCTATCAGCCATGGCATGAAGGGCATCATGCTTTGTATTTACAAGCTGGAATGAGAACAAACCAAGTACTACTTGGAGTACGCAATACATATAATACTAGCGAAAAGGATCCACTTACATTTGATGAAGTAAAGGGTTATATTGCTAAGGATGAGTTTATGGACGGCGCATTAGTTTTAAGACTGCCTAACATTACTAACATTGTGTATGGCCGTGACGTAGGATATAAAATTGAACAAGTAGATTTGGGGGCAGACATTCATGCTATTTCGGCTACTGAAAAACGTAAAGAATTGGGTATCTAGTTTTGGTGAAGGAATTGCAGATGCAGAAGATAGATTTGTTAAAAGCATATTTGAAGAGGATATAGATCATGAAAGTAACGAAGACTAGATCATTTGTTAAAGCACTAAGTTATCGCATTTGGGGAACGCTTTCTTCTGTTGCTGTTGCTTATGTTATAACAAAGAATGCTTCACTATCCATAACAATTGCATTTTGGGAAACAGTAGTTAAAATATTTATTTACTACGCACATGAACGTGGATGGAACTATATTCAGTGGGGTAGAAAGTAATGCCAGTATATGAATATAAATGTGGAACTGATGATGCACACGAGACACTTGCAGTAACAAGATCTATCTCAGAAGATGATCCAGGATACACGTGTAAAGAATGTGATTCAAGTATGGTAAGATACTTTACGCCTTTCGGCATAAAGTTTAAGGGTAACGGATTTTACAAAACAGATAATCCTAAGTAATTTAAAGTAAAACTCTGCTATAATTACTAAGTAAGCAAAAGTATTGCATTACTTAGGGGATCCTAATTGACCAGAAAGTTAAAGTATTTTTTAGCTAGCCTTTTTGTTACAGGTTGGCTATTTTTTATTGGCCCAAGTTATGCGTGGGCTACAGATAATGGCGGACAAGAACAAGTTGTTGTAAGTCCTGCACAACAGGCAGTTAATGACGCCATTGCAACGGCTACTACAGAGGTACAGCAAGCCACTACAGCCACAAACAATGCAATAGTAGAGATAACACAAGCACAAACCGAATATTCCGAAGCCCAAGGGGTCACGGCAGAAGTAGCCACAAAAATATCTCTGGCTAATACAGAAGTAAATAATGTTCAAACCGCTATTAATACTATTAGTAGTGTTGATTTATCTGTTACCCCAATAGATCAAAGTTCTCAGGTAGTTCAAGATGCAAAGGCTACAGTAACTGTTGCAACTACCGC